TTAAAAAATCACTTTCTTATCTATATAAGACATACTTGTTAGGACTAATTAATGCGACAAAAATTGATAAATCTGTGTCTGAACTCATTTGAACTAGCTGCCAAGAAGGAGAACTTCTCTCATTGGGTGCGTCAAAAACTCTTGGAAGAGGCTGATATACCTAAGCCTGAACACCTTTTCAAGTGTCGAGCCTGCAATTATGAGCGTGTTTACCCTACAAAAGCCATGCGTCCTTGCCCTACTTGTGGGTTTAGACTATCATTAATCCCAATCATTCAGACAAAATTACCAGGAGAGGAGGATTTAGAATGAGTCGAGTTAGAAAGTATCGAATCATTTGTCTGAAGAGATCTACTTTTGTAGCTAAGACAGATTCAGACTTCATCGCTGATTGGTATGGAGGTTCTAACTTAGTTTATTGGATGGATAATTACTCAGGTTACACTTCATCCTGGGTGGATGCAGGTCTTTACAGCTTGAAAGAGCTTGAAGGAGCAGCAGGTAGTCATGGAGATTGGTTAATTGAACCAGTTTGGGTTGATGTGGAATGACTTGTTCAGAAGGTCAGCATTTGAATTGTACCGGCGAGCAAATGGATTGTGGTTGCGTTTGGGAATATTGCAAAGAATGTTCTTATTCAGTTTGTTATGTTCAATGCGATACTTGTTTTGATCGAGAACATTGTGACGAGGATTAAAGAACACCAAGATAAGGAAGAAGGTCGGGGATCTGAAGTCCAATGAGTAAATAGATCAAGCGTTCTAATCTCTGAACTCTTTTCTCTAATTCTTCGAACATTAAATCACCATTCCGCCACCAACTCCACCTTGACCAAGTGCTGAATGTTCGTAAACCGCTATCTCTTCAGTATAGAGATCCCCGTACGACGCATTGTCAGTTGTAGCTAATGCAAGGGGGAAAGCGATGGCAAAGAAAGTAATACCTGCTGTAACGCCCACACCTGAAGCAGTACCGTATCTAGTCAGTGAAAGATACCAGGGCGTAACTTTGGTTATTACTTGAATAGTTGCAGGGACAATTAGTTCCTGGTAAAGAATTCTAGCTACTGCTGAAGTCATGTTCCAAGAATAAACAGTGGAATGGTAAATTGTAGCACCTGCAATTCGTATTGCGATCTTCCTCGATGTTGGATGAATCATTGCAGCTAGAAATATTGCTGTCCCTTCAGGGCCTATCTTTGTGTATCCTTTGATTGCAACATATCTTACTAAGGCGTGCGCAATAGGCATTGCATAAACCATTATCCTCAACTCTGCGTCTGGTCTAATTCATATGAGCGTTTAAGTCTCATCATGTAAACTAAGTCGTCCTCTTTATCTCTAACACCTGTTAGATAGAATCTCGCCGCTGGAATGGAAATGGTTGTGGTATCTCCATCAACCCAAGGCTGAATAATTCGATAGCAATACAATTTTGCTGCAGGTGTTGGTTCTCCTGAAGAAAAAGAAGTCGATACTTCAGTTCTCATCATAGCTGCATATGTTAGATTAGAATTTCCTGTCATAAATCTGTATGAACCCATTACAATAGTTGATTCATCATCAGCATTACCAAGCATTCCATACATTGAACCATTGTTTGAATAAAGATAAGCAAAGTCAATTACTTCAGAAGGATCGATAAGTTTGTCTGTAATCATATCGATAACTGCCATTGCTGGAGTAGTCTCTGAAGTATTTCCATAGATACCAGGGTCTTGAATTGTTGAGCCTACTGGAAAGAAAGTTTCCTTAGCTAGTTCCAAGCCTCCTAGATCGATAGTGTTCATTGACCAGAGATAAGGAACTAATGGACCAGGTAAACCCTCAAGTCCAGATTTACTTTCTAAATGCCAATTACCTTGAACTGGAAGTGTTCCTGGAGTCCATGCTTGAGATACAGCATTCCAAGTACCAGATGTAGGCGGAAAGTTGGCTATCAATCTGATTTCTCTTCCTTCACTCATCGCTTCATCACCTTTCTTGTTGCTATATGTGTTTTCTTTGCTAGTGCTGCAAACTTAGATCGAGGGTGTTTTTTCTTCAGCTTAGCATATTGCTTCTTGTATTCAAGATTATACTTAGAAGGCTTCCTGGTCTTTTTCACTTTAACCTTCACTTCCACATGGGAATGAGAAGGCTTTGCATTCCCTTGCGTAGCCGTTCCGCATTCATGGCAGAAGTTAGCCATAGTATCAAGCCTCAGCAGTGGATTGTATTGCAATAGCCATCCAATCTTTCGAACTTAGCTTGACTACTCTGCATCGAATTCTAGCTGTAACTGATAAATCTGTAGCACCTGTAACAGCTGTATCATTGCCTGAAGTTAGATAGAGAGTGTCATTGACTACCAAAAACGCCTCACTGAGATTAGTAGGTCCAAAGTTATCAGGATAAAAGTCTGCTGAATGAGTGGCGATAGAGCGGCTGGCCCCTCCAATGTTAAGCGCACCTGAAGCAATTAAGGATTGACTATCCGCCCGTATAAATGCAGTCCCAGGATTCAGGTCTGTAAGTTGAGTAGTAATTCCGCCATTAGCGACTAACATCTGCGCTACATCACTGCCGAAGTCACCACCTATTTGGTGAATGAAATCCACTGATTCTATTGCAATGGCTTGTCCAGTTGGAACATTCACATAAGCAGAGAGATCTACAGTGCTTTGAATTCTTGTTCCTGTAGCACTACCACCTGGTATTGTCACAGTTTCTGTCAGATAAAATGAGCCGGTCATTGATTTGGTCATACACAATCCTAAGGCTGACGGTGTATAAAGTAAACTAAGTGTTCGAAACTACACCTCACTTCAAATCTTCTCTATACGGGCACGCCATAAGATACTCTCCCACACCACACCCTCCCTATTTCTAACTACACCCTATAGTATTGCAAGTATCATTTTTGCACTTAGTGTTAAAAAATCACTTTCTTATCTATATAAGACATACTTGTTAGGACTAATTAATGCGACA